ATGATTAAACAAATAAATGCACACGTACAATCTCAATATACATTACAAGGCCCTCCAATTACAAAACTTCCAACCGATGAGAAGTTAAGTTCTCAAAAAGGTAAATTCAACGGAATGTTATCCAAATTACAATCTGAATTTAATTTATCAGATAAGGCTGGTATAGCTGAATATCACTATGCTTGGTGGATGAAGTTTGTTAATACTTCTAAAAAGAATCTTTCTCAATTAGAAAAAGATGGGTTAGCAAGAAGATGGGCATTTGATAATAAAGCATTTGGTATTAAATCAATCACCGATGAAGATGCTAAAAAATGGGCAGATGGAGTAGATAAAGATGCTAAGGATAAAATAATGAAAGGTAATATTCGTAAATTCGAAGATATCTTTTTAGGTGTTGGAGCTGAAGTCCTTTCATTTATGAGTTCGGTATTAACTGCTCAACCTGATAAAGCATTACAATCAATTAAAGCATCATTAGAATCATCTATATCAGATATTCGAAATGGTGGTAGTGAAGCTCAAATAAAACGATTAGAGAAAGAATTACAAAGATTAAATGCTATTGGTGGATTTGAAAAATTAGTTCCAAATGAAGGATTAGTATTTTTCTATAAAGGTAACACATATAAATTAACAGGAACATTCGCTCCCTTAAATCAAATTTTAGGAATATTTAAGTTTGGAAGATAAATTATATATATATATGTATATATAAAAGGTTATAAATAAAATAAATTATGGCAAAGAGAAAAAGCTTTGAAGAAAAAAATAATCATATTCACCCAACTCGTAAACTAATTATAGATACGGTATTTGGTAGAACGGATGAAAATCAAAAAACATTTGGTTACGAAAAAGAAGGAGAACAAACTAGAGAAGTTGGAGAAACTTGGGTAGATACTGATGGTAAAGAATGGGAACAAAAAGAAGGTTATAAAATAACAGTTTCTCAAATGGATGAGGTTAGACAATATTTAGATAAATTAAATAATTGTCAATCTGAAGAATGTGATACTATAAAATATAGTAATGCAGATAAGAAAGTAATTCGTAAAACAGGAATGTGTGTAACTTGTTTAAGAAAGTTTGAACAAAGATTAAAAGATGATGGAACATACCCATTTTATGAAGATTATAAAATAACTAATAATCAATTATCATATGTTACCGATTTAAAAGCTCAATTTGAAGAAGGATTGAGAGGAATATCGCAAACAATGGAATTTATTAATGAAGATGGTACTATTCAAAAATGGCATTATGATATTGATATTGACAAAGTAAAAGAAGATTTACAAAATGATATTAATGGCGCTACCGAAGCAATTGAAGCTCTATTGGAAAGGAAAGCGGCATTAGAAGATAAGTTACAAGAGCTTAATCATTTAGAGCTTATAAAAAATTAAAAATTATGAAACAATTATTAAATTTAAAAAACATAGCAATTGCAGTTTTGATTGCAGTAGTAGTTTTTCAACAATGTGGCGGAAACTATAAAAGAAATGCCGAAATTGTAAAAGTGGATGGTAAAAAGTATGAACTTCTTAAATACGCAATTGATACAGTTGAAGTAGTTAAAACTAAAGTAGTAACTAAAAAAGGTGATGATATTTATCACGAAACAATTATTGAGAAAGAAGTAATTATTCCAGCAATCATTGATACATTAGCATTGTTAAAAGATTATTATTCAAAAGTATTATATAAGGATGTGTTAGTATTGCCTGATTCATTAGGAACTGTAGATGTAACAGATACAATATCTCAAAATAAAATATTTGGTAGAACTTTTAATGCAAATATTAAACAAAGAATTATCAAAGAAACTACAATTGTAAAAGAATTACCAAAAACCCAAGTATATTATGGAATTACAGGTGGATTTAATAAAGTAGATGTAGTTTCAAATTTAGGAGCTGGTGTATTGATTAAAACCAAAGGTGATAAAATATATCAATTAGGTATAGGAGTTGCTAACAAAGTTGGAACTGATGGAACTAATGGAGTATTATCTCCATTTATCGGCGGTGGAGTGTTTTGGAAGATTAAATTTAAAAAATAATGAGTGTACAGGGGCAACCTAAAAAGACACTAAAAGAAATCATCTCCGATGAGTATAAGAAGTGTGCGTTAGACCCAATATACTTTATGAAAAAGTATTGTATCATTCAACACCCTACTCGTGGAAAGATTCCGTTTCACCTATATCAGTTCCAGGAAAATTGTTTAACAGACTTCAAAGATAATCGTTTTAATATTATTCTTAAATCTCGTCAGTTAGGTCTATCGACCTTATCTGCAGGATTTATTTTGTGGAAGATGGTATTTAATCAAGACTACAATGCATTGGTTATCGCAACTAAAGTAACGGTAGCTAAAAACCTTGTAGAAAAGGTAAGAGTTATGCACGACTTACTTCCTATTTGGTTAAGAGATGGTAGTAATAGTTCAGTAGAAGATAATAAACTTTCTCTTAAATTAAAAAATGGTTCGCAAGTAAAAGCAATCGCAAGTTCTCCGGATGCAGGACGTTCGGAAGCCCTATCCTTATTAGTTGTGGATGAAGCCGCATTCATTAGAGATATTGATGATATTTGGTTATCAGCACAATCTACATTATCAACGGGTGGTTCTGCAATTGTATTATCTACTCCAAATGGTGTGGGTAATTGGTTTCATAAAATGTGGGTAGAAGGTGAGAGTGGTGCAAATGGATTTAATAATATAAATTTACATTGGACTGTGCATCCTGAAAGAAATCAGGAATGGAGAGATGGACAAACTCGTATTTTGGGAGTAAAGGGAGCATCGCAAGAGTGTGATTGTGACTTTATTGGTTCGGGTGATACTGTAATCGACCCAGCATTATTAACTTGGTACAAAGAAACATATGTAATGGAGCCTGTTGAAAAACGAGGTTTTGATGGAAATTTATGGGTATGGGAACATCCCAATTATAACAGACAATATATGGTATCCGCTGACGTTGCACGTGGAGATGGAGCCGATTTTTCAACGGTACAAGTAATTGATATTGAAGATAGTTCACAAGTAGCTGAATATAAAGGTAAAGTTGATACAAAAGATTTTGGAAACTTCTTAGTAAGTTTAGCAACTGAATATAATAATGCATTATTAGTAGTAGAAAACTCAAATGTGGGTTGGGCAACTATTCAACAAATTATCAATAGAGGATACCCAAATCTATTCTATATGAGTAATGATTTAAAATATATTGATACCGAAAGGCAGATGAGTAATAAATTTTATAGAGATGAAAAGCAAATGGTTGCAGGATTTTCTACAACATCCAAAACTCGTCCTCTTATCATATCAGCATTAGATACATATATGAAGGATAAAGATATTTTAATTCGTTCTAGTAGATTAATAGATGAGTTATTTACCTTTATATGGAATGGCGGTAAAGCTGAAGCAATGAAGGGATACAATGATGACTTAACAATGGCATTAGGTATTGGATTATGGGTTCGTAATACAGCATTAAGATTAAGACAAGAGGGTATTGATTTAACTAAGAGTATGTTGAACTCAACTACTATACAAAATAATACTGGCGTTTATGCTGCAAATTGGCAAAATCAAAAGAATCCATACGAAATGCAAATAGGTAAAGGTGAGATTGAAAACTTAACTTGGTTGCTAAAGTAATTTTTATATATTTATATGTTGAAACTATTCTAAATGAACGAAGATTTAAATAAATGGTTTAAAGAAAAATGGGTAAACATCGGAAAAAAGGTTGATGGTAAACACCCACCATGTGGAACTTCCGGAGAAAAGAAAGGTTATGCAAAATGTGTTCCTGCAGCAAAAGCAGCCGGAATGAGTAAAAAAGAAAAAGAAAGTGCAACTCAAAGAAAAAGAGCTGCACAAAATGATGCAGGAAGAGGCGGTAAAGATAGTGATGGACAAGGTAAGAAACCAATATACGTTTCAACTAAACCAAAAAATGAAACTATGAATATAGAAGAAAGACTAAATTTATTTTTAGAAAAAAATTGCCCAACCGATGCAGGTAAATGGGCAGCATCTAAAGCAGCAGCAAAATCTAAATTTGATGTTTATCCATCAGCATACGCAAACGGATGGGCTGCAAAAAACTATAAAGGCAAAGGTGGTGGTTGGAAAACTTGCAATGAGGGAGAAGCTAATGCATTGTGTGAAGATTGCTGGGATGGATATAAGCAAGTTGGTGGTAAGATGAAAAATGGTAAGATGGTGCCAAATTGTGTTCCAATAAGTGAAGAGGTTGATACCGATTACGATGAATTGGATGTAGAGCCGGAAGAAATTGAAGATTTCATTGAATTTTTAAAAGCATATAAGAATACTTTAGCTGAAGCAAATTGTAATTGTGTTTATGAAGCAGAATATCAGGGTAGAGAAGTTAAGTTGGGTAAACCAATGCAAGGTGATGTTAAGAAATTCAAAGTATATGTAAAGAATCCTGCCGGAAATATTGTTAAAGTAAACTTTGGGCAAAAAGGAATGAAAATTAGAAAATCAAACCCTGCTGCTAGAAAATCATTTAGAGCAAGAATGAATTGTGATAACCCAGGTCCAAGAACAAAAGCAAACTATTGGAGTTGTAGAAAATGGTAATTAATTTGTTAATATCAAATAAATTCCATATCTTTGAATTAAAATATAAAATATAAATGGCAGCAGATAAATCATTTTTCGGTAGGTTACAAAAACTATTTTCAACCAATACAATAGTCCGTAAAACAAAACAAGGTATCAAAGTAATAGATACCGATGAATATCAAGGATTAACAACAAATCTAATAGATAGGTACACTCGTATGAAAACTCCACAATATAGTGGTGGTTTAATAGAATCCGCAATGGCTTATCAGCAAGTTAGAATTGACTTGTTTAGAGATTACGATGGAATGGATAATGACCCAATTTTATCATCAGCATTAGATATTTACGCAGATGAATCGACTGTAAAGAATGAAATGGGAGATGTACTTAAAATAAATTGTGCAAACGAAAATACAAAAGAAATTCTTAGAAATCTTTTTTATGATATTTTAAATATTGAATTTAATTTATGGCCTTGGTCCAGAAATTTAGTAAAATATGGTGATTTCTTTTTACATTTAGAAATAGCTGAAGAATTGGGTATTGTAGGTGTACAACCTTTATCAACATACGAAACCTCAAGAGTTGAAGGATTTGACCAACAAAATCCACAACGAGTTAAATTTGTATATGCACCATATCAGAATCCAAATAGTGCAGTAGTAACCGCTACTTCTAAAAGAGAATTTGAAAACTATGAAATAGCTCACTTCCGTTTATATTCAGATTCAAACTTCTTACCATATGGTAAATCAATGCTTGAAGGTGGTAGACGAGTTTGGAAACAATTAACACTAATGGAAGATGCGATGTTAATCCATCGTATTATGAGAGCTCCTGAAAAAAGAATATTTAAAGTAGATGTTGGTAATATACCACCAGCAGAGGTTGATAACTACATGCAAAAAATTATCAATTCATCTAAAAAAGTTCCTTTCTTAGACCAAGCTACGGGTGAATATAACTTAAAATATAACATTCAAAACTTAATTGAAGATTATTATATGCCAGTTCGTGGTAGCGATAATGGAACTTCAATTGATACGTTAAAAGGTTTGGAATATAATATGATTGATGATATCAATTACTTAAAAGGTAAGATGATGGCAGCATTAAAAATACCAAAAGCATTTTTAGGATACGAAGAAGATATTAGTGGTAAGGCTACATTGGCGGCACAAGATATTCGTTTTGCAAAAACAATAGAAAGAATTCAGAAAGTATTAGTATCAGAATTAACTAAGATAGCAATCGTTCACTTATATGCACAGGGATTAGATAGTGAGGATGAATTGGATTTCCAATTGGAACTAACAATACCATCCAAAATCTATGAACAAGAAAAAGTTGAATTATATACATCTAAGATAGCATTAATTACGCAAATGCAACAAACTAAGATGTTTTCTAAAAAGTGGATGTATGATGCTATTATGGATATGACTCCTGAAGAGCAAGATGAATTAACAGTAGATGTTATCGAAGATACTAAACAAACATTCCGATTAACATCAATTGAAACGCAAGGTGTTGACCCGGCAAAAGAAACCGGAACGGAAGAACCAACTAATGTGGAAGAAGAAATTCAAAAAATAAAAGAAGAATTAGAGGAAGATGGAAAAGTTGGTAGACCAAAAGACCCGGTTAGATATGGCAAGGATGACCATCATTTAGGAAGAGACCCATTAGGAATTAAAACTTTAAAGCAAAAAGCTCAAAGAGAATCTAAAGAAATATTTAAAGATATGTTAGGTAATAAAAAGACTATTTTGATGGAAGATTTACATAAAAAGTAATAATCCACAATAAACATATATTTATATCAGAGAAATTATACAATTAATGAAAAATATTAAGCACTCTAAATTTAAAAACACCGGATTCATTTTTGAATTGCTAGTTAGGCAGATTACATCTGAAATCATGTCTGGCAAAGAAAATTCAAAAGCTGAAAAGATATTAAAAGAATATTTTTCAGGTAAAAAAGAGCTTTCAAAGGAATTGAAATTATATCAGTATTTGATTAATGAAAAATATAATTCAGAAAACAAAGCTGAAAAATTCGTTGAAACCGTATGTGAAGCCCGTAAAAGATTAGATGAGCAAAAGCTTATGAAAGAAAAATATAATTTAATAAAAGAGATAAAAGAAGCTTATGATATAGATGAGTTTACTAAATCTTCAATTTCAAATTATAAAAATTTGGCTTCTATTTATAAAATATTTGAAGCAACTGTTACAAAAGAATCATTTGAACCAAAAGACATCGTTAATTCTAAATTTACTGTTGTTGAGAATATGATTAACTCTTCAATTGAAAATAAAGATAAAAAATTAAATGATAGAGTTTTTGAAGAATACAAAAAGCAAGATGAGGAAGTTAGAATGCTATCATACAAAATGTTAGTAGAAAATTTTAATAAAAAATACAATAACTTATCAGCTGGGCAAAAGAATTTACTTAAAGAGTATATTAATAACATTAATAATACAGGTAAATTAAAAGAATATGTTAATGAAGAGGTTAATACTCTATCTGATGGATTAAAAGAAGTTGGTTCTAAAATTTCTGATAAAGTTACAAAAATTAAATTAGCAGAAACAATTGCAAATATTAGAAAAATTAAATCAGTTAAGAAATTAAGAGAATCTCATTTATCGGCATTAATGATGAGTTATGAATTATTAAAGGAATTAAAAGATAGCTTAAATAAATAAAATTATAAATGTCAAATAGTATTCCACTACCTGATAAAATCAAAGAAATGGTATTATCCGAATTACGTTCGGTTAGAGCCATTCAGACTGATTATGCAAAAACATTGGATTCTATTCAGCAAAACTTAGAAGGATACAAAGAATCCAAAGGAACTCCACAAGAAAAGCAATATGTACAAAAACTTAAAGCTCTAACTGCACAAAAGAAAAAACTTTCTGCAGAATTGGATGCTAAAGTTGGTGATATGTATAAAGATGCAGAATTGAAAGTAGATGAAATGACTACTTCAGATGCAGCTGGCCCATATAACACACCATTTGCGTTTGGTAAAGGTGAGGATGAAAAAACAAAAGGTAAAAGACAAGCTGATTTAACAGGATATAGTGTAGTTAAAGAAGGTAAATACTATGTAACCTATAACAAAGGTAGAGGACAGGGTAAGGGGTTGGAAAAAGAATTTGATAAAAAAACATTTAGTTCAACCAATAAGCCAAAAGTATTCAATTCATTTAAGGATGCAAAGAAACACGCCGAAGATATGGAAAAAATGTTTCGCCATTCGATAGGTGGTGGAACGGCATATTGGGTATCAGATGAAAAAATGAATCCAATAAACGAAAATCGTTGGTTAGAATTAAAAAGAGATGAATCAACTGCACAATCTAAGATTGGTAGAGGTATATCTAACATCAATAAACAATTAGCAGAAATGGAAAGATTTCTTAATTGGTATGGTAAAATTAAGAACGAAAGTGGGGTAGATAATAAAAGTTATTGGAAAAGAACAAATAGTCATATTTATAGTATAAAGGAACGATTACTAAAATTAGACCAAAAAATAAGACAAATTTCAGAATAATGAAAATAGCTCAATTAAAAGAACTTGTTAAACAAGTAGTGAAAGAAGAAAGTGATTACCAACAATTATTCAAACATATGTTGGATAGAACGGGTAAATCTATTCCTGATATGACAGATGCGGAAAAAGTTAAATTTTTTACTGCAGTAGATAAGGCA